TAAGCTTTGTCTCTGGATTATAACTCATTTACTGTCCCGTATGGTATCTTATCATTACTTTAACAGAATAATCTGAATTAGTTCCATCTGCTTTTATAGTTGCAAATAATACAAAAGGGTGTCCTTCAACAACCTTATTGGTAGAATCAATAGTCATATTTTGATGATACATCTGTTCATAACCTGCATTAGTTATATCTGCTCCAGAGGCAACAACAACACCACCGGCTAAGTCTCCACCAGTAGCATCAGAATCTGTATCAAAATACATTTTCCATAAATGAACTCTAACTGTATCTCCACTCGCACCATTAGCTCCTACATAAGCACGAACCTCATCTATAACAATTCCGGGGTCAGTCTGAAACCAACCACAATTAACTAAATCATCTGCAGTTGAAGAGATAGTTACTGCTGTATCTGGGTCTGTACCAGTACCAAGAGTCATACTTGTTGTAGGTGCATTTCCAAAAGGAATACAATGATGACTAGAACCATCACAATTAATTGCAGTTCCACTAAAATAAGCATAATGAGTATTTACATAAGAGGCTGTATTTGTGTTTTGATATACATAATTTGCTCTGTTTGTAGTATCAACTATAAAACAAGAATTTCCTGCAAGATTATTAACTTGGAATGCAGTTGTACTATTACCATTTGTTGGCTGTAATTTTATTACATCACGAGACATATGGATAGGAAGACCAACTCCTGCACCGTCTTGCATCTGTATAATAGATGCTCCTATACCAGAGTTACTATTATTAAGTTGAAGTAAATCTACATAAATACTACTTAAACCATTACCTGCAAGTGTTGACATAATTTATCCTTTCAACTTATCAAAAAGTTTACTAATTGCTTCGTCTGTTTCTTTATCAAGTTTATCAAATGCAAGGTCAATACCCTCTAAAGCATAAGGCTTCCCAACTTCTACAACTCCTTTTACTGTTCTCCTAATGTATTTCTCCTCTGTCTTTTCAGAAATAATTGGGATATTTACAGCATCATTTAAATACTTAACAGCTTTATCTTCATATTCTCCACCTTGAATATTTTCAATATATTCTTTAATATTTTTCTTTTGATTATCTATTTGCTTAGATGAAAAGTCTTTTAAATAAACTTCTAATTCTTTTATTAATTCACTTGCATCAATCCCCATAGACTTGGCAATACTAATAACTTTACTTAAATCCATCACTTCTCCTTTATTTTTTGTTTACAACTATTACACATTTGAAATTCTTTCATAGGATGAGCCATTTTCTCTAAAGATTTAACTCTAGCCATTAAGCTCTCTACTTCAGTATCAAGTTCATTTTTTTCAAAGACATATTTTTCAAGAGGTTTAAATTTTGATGATAAGCTTTTTAATACTATTGGCATAATATGTTTCTTTATAAAACCTATTGTAGTAACACTTGCAAGACTTAACATTATTTTTTATCCCTCTCTGTTAAATTCTTTAAAACATCTTCCCAAGCATCCATATAACCTTTAAGCTCTTTAATATCCATTTGTGTGTTCTTGCTTTGGTCTATAAGTTTAATAACTATAGCCTCTAAGCGACCAAAAGACTCATCTAACTCACTCATAAGGTCGTGCTGAATCCAATTATTCTGCTTCCAAATAAAGTAGCCAAATGCGACAGCAACTGATATAGGGACTCCGAACTCTTCTATAAATGTAGCTATTTCCATATTTCCCCTATGGCATAAAAGTTAACTTCTTAGATGATTTGCCATTCAACATTTCTCCCCAGAGAGATGTTTTACCATCTATTACTTGGATTATATGTACCGTAAAGTAACCCTTTTCAAAGAAATCTACAATAGCGAATGCATGAGCCCAGTTAATTTTTCTATTAGAGAGCCAAGCATTTTTCTCTGAAGACATATCTTTAAGACAGCCAATACTCCAAGCAGACTTTGGTCCATCCATATGAGTTACACTCATCTGCTGTAAGTCATGCCAATGTCCATACATAATATTACATCCTAACTTTCTAAGATGATTTGCTGTATGATATTGACCACCATATTGATGTCCATGATAGAAGTATAGTTTTCCTATCTTAAGATGTTTTCCAAAAGGGTAGTAAGTGTAACCTCTTTCTGATAATTTAACTGCATTCTCAAAACGATACTTAGAAACATATGGATGTTCACTTACAAACATATTAAGCCAATCATCGTGATTGCCTTCAGTCATATATTTCTCTTTGCAGTTAGCTTTATCTAAAGATTCGTCTATGATGTCCATACCTTTGTTGACATCAATGACATCAGTCTCTAAATCTGGAATCATAAACTCAAGAGGAGGTTTCTTCTTCTTTTTCCACTTCCAATGAGAAAAGTGTTCCCACTCTCCTACATCTCCTAAGTCAATGTATATATCTGGTTTTACTATTTCTATGGTTTGGCATAAGACATTAATGGCAGCCTTATCATGATAAGGAAAATGCTTATCTGGTGTTACGACTGCCCTTCTTACGGGATTTTTTTTCATAATAGACTCCCAAGGCTTTGCTGTATTGAATGTATGCCATACTAATCGCTGTTACTGTACTAAATAATAAAATTAAAAATCTTAAAAACGGTGGTAATAAATCTGTTAGAGATATAAAAAAACCTCCAAGAGATGTACCTAAACCTGCACTAGGATTATTATATAATAAGGTTTTAACAGAATCCATCTTCATTCGCTTCCATAAAATGTTCAATAGTACCTTTACCAAGTTTGGTATTATACACTCGTTTCCAACAACGAGCTTGTTCTTCTAAATTATTTAAGGAAGGAATAGGGTAAGGGTCCCTAAGGTAGACAATTCTACAAAAAGCAGCTTGAACTGCTATATTGGACATAAGAGAAAATTCCAAGTTCTCAAAGTCGCAACCTAATTCTTCTAATTTTAATCGGTAGTGAGGTCTATACTCTATATAATTCTTTACAATATCATGAGCTGTATTTGGCTCACATTGAAAGAAACCTAAGGCAGGACCCCCACCCATTTGCTTAAGATGTTTATAAT